CGTTGTGTTGTGTTTCTTTTTTTTTGTGTTGCGTGTTGTTTCTTTTTTTTGTGTTGTTTTGTTTTTCGTTGTTTTGTGTTTTGTGTGTTTTCTTTTGCGACATGCCGGGGTGTTGTGGTTTTGTGTTTTGTGTTGTGGTGTGGTATATTTATATCAGTTGCAAGGTGCAATGGTTTTGGTTAGGTGAGGTGATCATGATGAGTGTTTCGTCTGATGTTAGTGTTGTTCTTACAAGGGCCCAAGTTAAAGCGATTATAAAACAGTCTAGGGCTGTTGATAGTAATAAACAGCGTCCGGGGTTGCACGCTATTGTTAAGCGTGGCGAGTATGCTTATTTCAGTGATCGGTTTACTGTTGTGCGCTGGAATTTAGGCGAGTTGTCGCTGGATATTGAAGATAATTCCTATATTCCGATAGATCGGTCTTATGCCTCAATGATTGGGAATGCGATTGATGGCGTGAACTTGGATGATTGGAGCAAGCTTGCTGGTTCAAAGGATACATTGGACTTGCTCGATCTGGATTCTTGGACTACTGGGGCTACACTGAGTTTTCCGAATTTGGAATTGTTGTTCATTCAACATGATTCTGTTGCTGATAATAGTTTTGAGTCGGTTGCGTTTAATCCCGTGTTTGTGAGTAATATTGCGAGTGTTTTAGGTGTTGTTAAAGGCGAACCGTTGCGCATGACTCCGCCAACGTACGGGTCGCCTAGCGTTAAACCTTGGATGTTTACGCGACCCGGGTATAATGGCGTGGCGCTGATAGTGCCGATGCGCCCCAAGGATTGATGGATGTTAATAGTCTACTGCAAGAATTATCTTGCAGTAGATTAAAAGCTGTTGCGAATTTTGCTCTCATGGTTGTTAAGTATAATAATTTTTCGTTAAAGGTATGGTAGTAATGAAAGGCGTGGTTATGAACAAGTACGTGAATGATATTGGCGGGTCTGTTACGTTGTCGTTGGCTGATTTTCGTGATCTTGAAGATTTAGCTAAGAGTGCTGAGGGTTTGGGGTATAATAAAAAACGGTTTAATGACTTGGTTGTTTCGTTTGCTCATGGCATTGATGCTACGGTGAATAATGCTAGGGTTACGAGTTTTATTGAGCCGAGTGAGAATATTTCTGAGCCAGTGAGAGCTTATTTGAATGATTATATCCGCAAGGGGGTTATTGATAGATTGGAGAGTTTACTGATTGGATTAAGGCCTCTTATGATCGATGAAGTGAAAAAACATGATGGTAGGGATAACTAAAATGTCTACATTGGTGACGTTACTCAGTATTATTATGTTGGCTGTTGGTATTGATATGATAAGGGGTAATAAATGATTAACACTACTTTTTTGGATAACTTATGTCGTGAATATAACGAACTCGATGGAAAGATTAATAAATTATCTATTTACATTGAAGCTAATGTTAATGTTGTTGATAATAAATATTGTTGGATAGGTGAGGATGATGGGCATTTTTGTGGTCCATTGTTATTAATTGCGCAATTGAGGGAAATGGAAGCTTATAGAGCGAGTCTTTCTGAAAGAATTAATGGCTATTTGATTATTAGGGAGCATGATAATGTTGGAATTTCTACGCGCTTGGTGTACTGATAGGTTTACTCGATATAATCCTGATGGTGCTGAACACTATTTTTCTGAGGGGTATTATCGTGGGTGGCTTGATTTGAAGACTGGTCAAGAGGGTAGACTTGATGGCCCTGACTTGTACGACGTGCCGAAGTGCTATCGTGGTGACTATGCGCGTGGTTATCAGGATGGTTTCGCGGATGGTGTGGAGAATGTGGATGAGGATGATGCGCGTCTTTTAGAAACCGTGTATGATATCCCCAACTTTTAGGAAAGGTGGTGTATTGTGTCGCAACCGTGGAATAATCGTCGTAAGAGCGTGAAGCGCTATAATGAACAATTGTATATTCCGGTACGTGACCGTCGTGTTTTTGACGACGACCCAGTGCATGGCTCCAAACGTATCGCTATGTTGTTTAGAGGTAATCTGAAACGGCTTTCGCTTCGTAAGATTAGTAAGGGCGCTCCTTGGGAGTTGTTTTGCCGTGGCTGTATGATGCTTGACGAACTGTACTCGCATGATGGCTCTCAGATTGCTATTCGTGATAGTGTTGTGGAAATGGCTCATATTTGCGCTAATCTGTCAGAGCATCCCACGCGGCTTGAGGTGCTTAATAGTGCTTTGGATGTTGAGGAAATTACCGGTATCATATACCGGCCGTTTATGATAGGCTGGATGGTACTTGTCCATCTTGTTCAGGGTGATGCTTTTGATGTGCAGCATATGTTTCCTGATCACTCTGAATTAGAGTACATGGTCTCACGGTGTTTCTTGAGTTTTGACAAACTTGATACTACTCAGTATACTGATTCATGGGTGTTCAATTTGAACGCTGATAAACAATTTAAGGATAGGTGAATATTATGGCAGAAAAAATTAAGGGCGGCACGGTAGTCCGTACTCACTACTATGTGGTGGCTAAGGGTGTTGAAATGACCCTTGACGGTGATATGCTCGAACAGGAGCATGTTATCGACGGGAAACATGATGACGTGGAGTATTTGAAGCGTAAAGCCCGCCGCGAATGGCCTGATTTTCTTCCCCGCGAGTTTTCGTGGCATAAGCAGCGTGCTGAAATGTCAGAACATGATTTTTATGGCATGGCAAAGTTTGGCGACGATGAGGAATACACGCCTAAGCGTGTGTCTGAAGCATCGCCTGAAGTAGAAGAATAAGAAACAAACAATAGATAGGTATAGGTGAATATTATGGCTAACGAAATTGCTACCGTGAATGCGACTACTGGTGAACTTGAGGAAACCGAGAGCCGTCCCGTGTCCCAGTTGGTGAATACGCTGAACCCGAAGACGTTCGAAGAGCGTAAGGCCGTGTTTAACGCGGTCAATAACGCGCAGTCTTTGGATGATATGAAAGATAAGCCCATCAAGATTACTGGCGTGGCACAGGTTCACAGCGTCCGTATTGATCGTAATACTAATGAGGAAGTGCCGTGCATTGGTACGACGTTGGTGGGTGCCGATGGCACGGGGTATTACTCGCAGTCGGCTGGTATCGCTCGGTCGGCGTATAATCTTGTGGCCGCGTTCGGCTCGAATTGGCCGGAGCCACTGACCGTGCATGTCAAGGCGACCACGTTGGCATCGAAGAACACACTGAAGACGCTTGTTCTCGATTAGTGTGCTATAATGGGTGATGGTTGGCAATCCTTGCTAACCATCACCTAACCCAATGGGGCCGTGTCGTATACCGTCAATGCGATACGGTCCCATTGTCTTATCCATGTAGATGGGCGGGGGATTATATGGCATCACGGGCCGTGCGCAGAGCACGAAAACAGCATATAGCGACATTAAGCGCACAGGCGCACAGGAGCGAAGCGCAACGCACCATTACCACATTGAACCAAGTTGACGTGAATAAGCTTGACGATCTTACCGTGCCGCAACTACGACAGGCGGCTCAACTGTACGGGGCAAAACAAGAGGCACGAAAAGCTCAGATAGTGCGGGCGGCGCAAGAGGATTATTATAACGTGCCGGTAATCCATGCGACGAAACTTGATAGAGAAATGGCATCGCGGCCGCTCATCTCAGATGCCGAAATAGCGAGCGCTCCCGTCAAGCGGCAGAAAACGTTGCGACAGCAGCAGCGGCGGCGTATTGCGGCCCGGGAAAAATTAGGACGCGCGAGGGAATATAACGCCTTACGGCAAAGTCGGACGGTAGAGCAACAGCAATGGCGGGAACGGCATGGCCTTGACGCGCCGAACCCTAACGTGATGAGTCACGCTCTGAGCGGTAGCCGAGAATTACGCGACATGCTGAATACCGTGAACGTGCTCAATAATCCCGATTTTGTTAAAAAGATGCCCCCGGAGACGCTTAAACGAGAGCTAAAGGACGCTGCCAAGCGAGTGAAGTCTCCGCGAGAGCGAGAGCGTGATGAATTATATAAAGCGTACAAAAAGGCTAATCGTGAGAGAAATAAGAAACGTGTTAAGCAGAAGAAAACACAGTTACAGTACTTGCGTTTTTTGCGACAAGCTCAGCTAAAAGGCGCTTTAGGCAAGGACGTGGCGCACCAATTCTCGCGGCTATCCAATAAGCAAGTGCGATGGCTTATGAATAATACGTCGTTTGGGAAAGCTATTCGTAATTTTATCGGGAATTCTCCCGAACATGAGTCGTGGGAGACGGTACGCAAATATGCGAAAAACAATAAATTCAAGTTCGTTTCCGAAAGTGAAAACCAAAAAGCTAAGGCCAAAAAACAAATATTAGATTTTTTTGAGATGGCAAAAAGGCACTAAACATATGGAGCACTATTATATCATTGACGGGGATATTATAGCCGATATTAACGGTAAAACTGACACATTTGATTTGCGGAAAATAACGCGCATGATGATATCAGCCACGCAACCCAATATCATCTACTGTACGAGCGAAGACACCATATTATCGTGGATTGCATCCATGATGTCTCACGGTATAAGCTTAAGCAATGGGCGTAAAAATTCGTACAGTGTGCTCTGTGGCACGAATCGTATTCTGTACCATGCCACCTATCGCAATAGCGAGGGTGTGCCGACGCGCATGTTTTTGTTAAGTAACCTCCTCCGCACCACGTCGGCACTTAAGCTCCAGCAATCCTATGGTGGGGATACGCCGCTTGCGGCCGGGGTTCGCGCGCTTCGGTCGTGTGTTGACCTGAATATATCCGGCATGACTATTGGCGGTGCTGCCATGGCCGAGTATGCGAAAAATGGTGCGCAATTCGCCAAGAATTTTCCAGCCATAGACCAAGACGCTGAAAATGATATGCGAACCGGATATCTTGGAGGGTATATTGCGTGCAAGCCGGGAACATATGAAAACGTGGTCGACTATGATTGCAACAGCATGTACCCGACGCAACTTCGTAACAGGCCGCTCCCCTATGGGGAGCCTGAGCCATATGACGGCGCATATGTTACCGATGAAGACATGCCGCGTCATATCGATGTCATGACCTTTAGAGCCGACGTGAAACGTGACGGCTACGCATTTTTAGGCGTCATGGACATGCTCTCAGGCGATAGGGCAAGTAGCGTCACGTCCACGCGCGGCTATATCACCATGGCACTAACCGACATCGATCAGCAATTACTCTATGATAATTATGACGTGAGCGTGTACCGGTATGAGCATGGCTGGAAGTTCAGGGCACAACGCGATATGTTTACTGATTACATAGACCACTGGTATGCGCTTAAATCAACAAGTACAGGGGCGCAGCGTAATATTGCTAAACTCATGTTGAACTCGCTTGTGGGAAAATTTGGGACCGTGCCGCGCGACAGTCTGCTAGAGCCGCAATGGGATAGCGAATCGAATGAGCTATTATGGTCCATTAAGCATGAAACACCCAAAAATTCGCGCCACTATCTCCCTATCGCCATGTTTGTGAATGCGTACGCGCGGCAAACATTAATCGCAGCATGTCGCGCCAATAGTCGCGTGGTCTCCATTAATACGGACGGTTTTGCTGTCGTGGGCGATGAGGTGCATGGCATTGATATCAGCCCCACGCGGTTGGGACGATGGAAAATTAAAGCACGATATAAACGATTAGTAATCCTCAATACCGGATGCTATCAGGGAGAGACGGAGGACGGTCATATTAATCTTGTGTGTGCGGGCGTATCGCGCTCTGCGCCGATACCGTGGGGGCAGTTTCGGCATGGTGGTGTTTTTGTTGATGATTATGGTCAGCAAATTGTGCTACACTAAGAACGGTACAGAGCTAACACTCGTGACTGTATGTGAGAGTCGCGCGAATCAGCGATTGGGTTCGCCGCGTGGCTGAGGGCTGATAACCACTGTGCTACGCGAGGTGTAACGGCTCTCATGCCATACGGACGTCGGGAGCGCGATTGCACCCGACGTCCACTACTATATATAAGGAGCAATTATGGCCGATACCACAGATACCACTACCGAGCCGATCGACGATAAGCCGCAAGACCACGTCGACACGCCTAACGACGATATTAACCCGGAACCGGACGAGGGCGACGATACACCCGCCGATGCCGGTGAGGATTACGGGGCGCAGATTCAGGCGTTGCGTGACGAAGTAGCGCAGGTCAAAGCCATGCTTGACGCCATGGGTATCGGACAGGGGGAAGTCGCGGAACCGGAAGAACCCGCAGACGATAGGCCGCGCTCATACGATGACCTATTTAGCGACGACGACGAGTGATACACTTATAGAGGATAATTACCCACAATTATAGGAGACATGATGGCTAAGAGTCAGAATGGCGAACAGGTTAGGCCGCTAGTACAGGGGAGTAACGCTGATATTATTAACCTTATCCGAGACGAGGCGTCGCCCGAATTCCAGCGGCGTATTCCCGCCGCAACCAAGGCGACGATGCACGACACGTTGCAAACGCTCATGCGCTATGAGAGCGTGCGCAACGAATTCTATGACGCGCTCGTAAATGAGATCGGCAACCGATCTATTAATAAGCTGCGGTGGCTGAACCCGTTGGCCGAGTTCAAGCGCGCCGCCATGCAGTACGGGTCGACGCAAGAGGAAATCGCCGTAGGCATGGTCAATGCTCACGTCTACGACCCTAATAACGAATACCTTGGCGACGATATTTACGGCACCTATAAGGCTCCCATTAAGTCCGTTTTCCACACGGTAAACCGTGAAAACTGGTATCCGATTACCATTAACGAATCTCAGGTTCGTAAGGCTTTTGAAAATGCTGATAGTGGACTGTCGATGCTGAATGCGGAAATCATGCAGTCTCCCGTCACATCCGATAATAATGACGAATTTTTGTCGATGTGCAATCTGTTCCCGGAATACGCGAACATGGGCGGGTATTGGAAAGTGCACGTGCCGTCCGTGTCGCTTGACTCGGACGCGCAGGCGGCGGCACGACAGCTGCTGAAAAACGTGCGCGCCATGATCTACAAGCTGCCTATCAAGCCATGGACCGAGTACAATGCTGCACACATGCCGTCTGTCGTGTCCCGGGATGATTTGATTCTCTTCACCACGCCGGAAGTCCACGCGGCCATGGATGTTGACGCATTGGCCGCAGCGTTTGGCGTCGATTATATGGCTGCGAACGCCCGCATTTTTGATATTCCGTCTGAAATGTTCGGGCTGGAAAAGGTTCAGGCCGTGCTCACCACCAAGCAATTCTTCTACGTTTGGGATTATCAGTATTTGACCACTACGAGCGGCATGAACCCGATTAGCCAAAACACTAATTATTTCCTCCATCACAAGGAGGCTATTTCGTTGTCTCCGTTTGCTCCGGCAGTACTGTTTTGGGAGGGCGACGGCTCGATGGAAATCATTAAAGCATTGGGCGATATTACTATTGACGCGCCGACCTTGCAGGTCGCGTTGCAAAAGTTCGGCAACCCGTCTGCCCAGCCGACCGACGTCAAGCGTGGCGGCGTAGTGCAGGTCGTGGCTAATGCCACGTCTGCGAACTTCCCCAACCTCAACAACGTTGGCGTGTCGTATAAGATTGTCGAAAACGGTGGTAGCGTTGCCGGGGCTAAGCTCCCCACGGACTCGCAGTTCACAACCATTACCAACACGGGCGTGCTGCGGGTGGGACTCGGAGAAACAGCGAGCACTATTACCGTCGAAGCTACGGTGTCGTATATTGACCCCGCAACCCCGGAAGTGGTTAAGAAGATTGCGGGTCGTGTTGCCGTGCCCGTGAGTGGTGACGGACTGCTCGGATTGCAGTCCGGTTTCGTGACGAACCTCACGGTGACGGCCCCTGCGACGCTCGGTGTCGGTAAGGTTGGCCACGTGGTCGCTACGGCTACGCTCACTGATGGTCGGACGGCCGATGTGTCCGCACTGGTCACATGGTCAGTCGACAAGCCCGCAGTGGCTACCGTGGCTGTTGACGGCTCCATGACCGGCCTTACGGCGGGTGATGTTGTGGCGTCCGCTACGCTGTTTGCTGTGACCGCTCAGGCAGCGAAGACCACGGTCGCATAACCGCATAGTGGTATAATAGGACTCATTACATGGTAATGGGTCCTATTTTTTTATGACAGGAGCAGGATATGGCCGAGCAGGATAACGGACTATCGTGGGCATATTTCCCACCTAACACGTCGTTTAAACTGTGTACTGTCCCGTGGGACATGTCTTATAGGGATATTGTACGATTTGCTGACCACAAGGCGCAGGATGATTATTTTAATGCACTTCCCGGCGTAACGGTAACCAACACGTCAGGGCACCGATTTAATCAGCCGGTCAAGCTTAATATCCCCTTTAATAAAGCGAATCAATATAATTATATTATTGTTAAAAACGATTACCCGCAAGTTGAGCAACCGCGCTATTGGTATTACTTTATACAAAACATTACTATGGTTAATCTGTATGTTTCACAGTTCAACATTATGCTGGACGTGGTGCAATCATTCCAGTTCGACGTGCAATTAGGCAATTGCTATGTCGAGCGCGGCCATATCGGTATCGCTAACGAGAACGCCGAACAGGATGGGGGACGCGCCTATCTTGATATCCCCGAGGGATTAGATACCGGTTCTGAGAGTCAAATAACCTCACAATCGTATAATTATTTTATCAAAAACGGGACACGATTAGCAGACTCTACCGCCTCAATTGTTGTACTGTCTACTGTCGATCTGAGCAATGACGCTGGTAGTGTTGATAATCCTAAAATATCGACAGCGTCGGGCGTTTCCATTAACAACATTCCCAACGGTATTAACATGTATCTTTTTAAAACCGTTACCGATTTTTTCGTGTTCATGAAAATGGGCGCTAATTATCCGTGGATTATGCAAAACATTCAAAAAATTTATATGATACCTAACGATATTCAATTCTCAGGTAATCCGGGCCTTACCCGCACGGTACCGTTTGGAGTATCTACTGTTGACATTGAAATGTACACTATCCAAATGGGGCAGATCGATGTCGATAAAGATATCGCCACGGATGTTGATTTTAGGAACAATTTTATCATACCTGACAGGTATAAGAATCTGAAAAAGTTTAAAACATTCCCCTATGCGTGGATTGAATTCACGCTTATGAACGGGAATAGCATTATTATCAGGCCGCAGGACATTTATCAAAATAACCTTACCTTGCATGAAGTGGCCTACTATGGGCCGCCAACGCCACGGGCCGCATTTTATGTGCGTTCGCTCCATGGGGGCGACAATGGCGGCGATACTATGCGTGAGGAGCGCGGCGAAATGCTCAACAGTACTATCGGTGTCGTAGACTATCCGTCTCTCGCCGTGGTCAATAATGCTGGACAGATATACCTCGCGTCCAACGCTCACAGCATTGACTATCAGCGGCAGACAGCCGACTGGAGCCAGCAAAAAACCTCCATGGGTATTAATAATGCGTACGCGCAGGCACAACTATCGGCCGGGTATGCGGACCAGCAGACGGGCTTGAGTAATCGTAATCGTAGCGCCATGGCGGGCATCAGTAATCAGTCTGCGACACGCTCGACGGATATTGCGCAGAATCAAGCTAATTTTGACTACGGTATGCAACAGCTCAACACTATCGGCGGGGGTGTGGCTAATGTGCTCGGCAATGCTGCTACCGGCAATATCGGTGGGGCGATCGGTGCCGCCGTAGGTGCCGGCATTGGCGCGTATGCCAATAATGCGACGTACAATCAAGGCAACCAAACGCGCGCCGCCCAGCTCGGTAACACGGTCGATACGACCAACGCGCAGACCTCGCAGTCCAACAGTTACGCGAGTCAGCAGACCGGATTAAGCAATCAACAGGCGCTCCAATTCGCGGACATGAACCGGAACATGGCGACAGCCGTGGCGTCAGGCGACTACGCTAACGCCATTGCTGGCATTAACGCTAAAATACAGGACACGGCATTGATGTCGCCCAGCGTGGCCGGGCAAATGGGCGGCGACGTGCTGTTATATGCGTCGAATAGATGGCGTATTTGGCGTCGATATCGTCAAATTATGCCGGCCGCTATGCGTGATATTGGCGAGTATTGGCTACGCTACGGCTACTATGTGCAGCGTTTTCTAAAGCCACCAGCCTCATGGCAGACTATGGAGCATTTCACGTTTTGGAAAATGCACGAGTTGTATATTAGGTCAAGCACATGCCCCGAAGAGTTTAAATTGGCTATTAAGGGTATTTTTGAGAAAGGCGTAACCGTGTGGAATAACCCCGACGATATCGGGGTTATTGATTACGCTGATAATAATCCGCTGACGGGGGTACGATATTAATATGGCTAGCGCAAACACTAAACGTACGATACGTAACGCTAATCCCGCGTATCAGCAAGCCGTGGCGGCATTCCGACCCACGGCCGGATTGAGCGACGGGGCCGTGCTCATGCAGTCGGCGCGCATCGACATGTATGCCAAACTGCTCAAATCGTTGGCCGTGTCCCGTTTCACGTGGCGGGGACTGCCTAACGGCATTGACTCGCGGTACCTTGAATTGATGCTGCTCGAACAAGGCATGGTGCTGTTCTTCCCGGATATTCGTAAAAATATGCACCGTTTCATGGTCACAGCGGCATCATATCAGGGCAACGTTAACCCGTATTTTAATGCGACCGAATTCACGCCCGTAGCTAATAATTATAGCTATAAAACATTGACGTCTAAAGAGTGCGTGCCGATTTGGGATAATCTCATCAGGCAACCATTTAACGACATTATTACCTTATATGCGCAGCGGCTAGCCATGGTCGATAGGGCGTTGGACGTGAATTTGGACAACATGAGCATCCCGCTTATCGTCACCGTGGAGGATGAAAACCAACGGCTCACGCTTGAGAACATGATCAAGCAAAAGCAAGACGGGGTGCCCGCTATCCTCGTATACGGTGACGGTTTAGGTTCGCAATTCCAGTCGTTTCCTAATACTACGCCCTATTTGTCTGATAAATTGCTGTCGGATAAAGCGCAGATTTGGAATGAGTGCATGAGTTTCATGGGCATTCAAAACAGCAATACGGAGAAAAAAGAGCGACTCTTAACTGGGGAGGTGGCGGCCGGTTCGGAGAAAACCAACATTTTTAGATTGAGTTTTTTGAAAGCCCGCCAACAGGCGTGCGACACGATTAAACTATTATGGCCCGCACTGCATGATATTGGCGTGGACTGGTCGGACACCACAAGTGGCGGCATTCTCAACACGGATAAGGATGATAGCGATGAATAATAATGGAGCATATAGCGACCTTGCTATGCCCGAAGTCCATGCGGACTATACGACGCAATTGGGACACCTTGTAGCACTCGGCTACGATAATGATGCGTCATTGCATCTAGACAAGTACCCTATTTTTGATGAAGCATATCGGAATAGGCTGAATAGAAAAATTATTGAACACTACATTTTCAGAGAAATTGGCGTAGAAACGCCACAAATGTTCGCGTTTAATTTGGGGCGTAAAATGAACGAAATCATGCCCTATTATAATCAGCTGTATGTGTCCGAGCAGACCAAATTCGACCCGCTGCTCACCCAAGATTTGTACAATGATTCCAACCAAACGCAGACCTCGGAATCGAGTGCCAAGAGTAGCGCAGAACAGACTGGCAAGAATGACACGACCAGTGACACGACTACGAAAACTCACTCGAGCGCCACGACCGTGCACAGCGAGTTCCCGCAAACACGGTTAGCGGACTTTTTGCAGTATGCGACGAATGCCGACCAAACCAACTCGGACACTGACTCGAATACCACCGGGTCGCAGTCTGCGACAAGCTCAAGCAGTGGCAGCAATACCACTGATTTTACCCACCAGTCGGACTCGGGTAATGGTACGGTGCATAGTCACGGCTATGCGGGCATGAGTGGAGCGCAGCTTATCACCGCATGGCGCTCGGCCATGCTCAATGTTGACATGATGATCATAGAGGAGCTGGCACCGCTGTTTATGCGGATAGTGGGCGCCCCTACCCGTATGACATGGCCGCGATATGGCGGGACGAGCGTGTATACTGGAGTAAGATTCTAAGCTCGAAAGGATTATATATATGCTACCGAGTGAAACATTATGGCCCACAACGCGGCCACCGGCTTTTGAGCGGATTGGTGCTACGCAGCCATTCAACTACCGCGACACGCTCACATTGCTCGATTACGTGAATCAGGTTGTGGCGCATATCCAGTCAGTGCAGTCGGATGTTGATAGTGATATGGGTATCATTGATGGCGATGTGCAAACCATGCAGGATACTCTAGCGGCCATGCTGCTCGATATGGCTAACCTCCGCGATGAGCTTATCGACATGATTAAGCAAGCCGCAGCCAGCGACAATATCATGGTATGGTCAGCGTACGGCCAACAGGTCGCGCTCCAGCGGGCGCTCGATGATATGTATGATGCTGATCGTACTCACGGGCTGTTCGTATCCGATTTTGACAATCTCGCATTATCTCCCACGCAATTCGACGCACTCGGTGTTAACCCGCGCGTATTTGACTTGCACAGTACCAACAAGGTTAATACTGTTTCGGGCGATATTACCCGCGACGATATCCTATGGCTTAAGGACTGACAGTATGCCTAGTATGCAGCACACGCCAAATTACGGTCTCACGCAATACGGTTCATATGGTGATAAATTATCGTTTATTGAAGACTATAATCATGATATGAAGATTATTGATTTGAAAATGAAAGCACTTGAAGATAAAATAACGCGGCTCGAAGCCGCACAACACTAAGGACTAATCATCATGCCTAGCGCTAATAAAACACCTAATTACAATCTCACGCAATACAGCAACAACGGTAGCGACAAAATCTCCGCGTTGAAAGATTACAACGAGGATATGTCAAAGATTGACACGGCAATTAATCAAAACGCGAATAACATTGCCGCTAAAGCCGACAAAGCCACCACCTACAGCAAAACTGATGTTGACAGCAAGCTCACCACCAAGGCCGATGTTTCCACCACATACAGCATGACTGACATCGACACAAAATTGATGAAGCTTACGCAATATAACGTAATAGCTCACGGAGCAGATTCCACTGGCGAACAGGACTCTTCCGAAAATATTATAAATTGGATAAAAAACGATCAGCCCGAATACGTTTATTTCCCCGCAGGTACGTATCTGTTTAATAGCGGCCTAAACTTAACATATCCGTCATTTAAAGGTATTGTGGGGACAAATGCGGTTATTAAAGCAAATAAGGAGATGGATTTTCTTGTCGACGCCAGCTACTTTTATCGGACGATTTTCCAAGGACTGGTATTAGATTGTAATAAATTGGCTCATAATGGGGCGAAAACTTCGGATGGCGTGGTTTTTTGCAATAATGTTATAAAGAATTTTGATGGTATCGGTCTAAAAATGAGGTCCGGAATGGTTTCGGGATGTCTTATTGCCGCTACGCCATGCTTGGCGAACACAATCGGCATACAGGAAACAAATGATAGCGAAGTCTCCAATACGAGGGTCTTCCAGTGCGCTATCGGTTTTGATCTCACAGGAAACGGCGGAGGTGAGACTAATTTTAGTAATGTGTACATATGGGGGGATAAATTGAATCCTAATGTCACGCGCGGTATCTATCAGCATAAAGGAGGGTATTTTTTTGCATCTGCACTCAGAATAGATGCTACTGACAATGGTATCATGTGCGAAGAAGATTCTTCTATATCTATAACAAATATGACTTATCAGGTCAATATAAAAGAAAAAGCAACTAATTTCATAATCTTTAATTTTGATAGCAATGTACATTTTGTCATAAATGGTTTTGTGCTTGATTCTCAAGATCCTTTAAATGATAGCACCTTGACGATTCTTAAACCTAATCATTATGCACACGATTGCAGAGCAACTAATATAATGCAAAGGCCCTATTACCCTCCTGACGTATATGCAAGTCCGAATGATCAAATATTCTCAAGATTGTTGTCTAGGGATTATAATTCTAATTTTAATGCCTGGACACAATTGCCACCTAATGTAAACACATTAATGGAAGTCTTCGAATACAGAAAGTGGGATGATAATACCAATGTATCGCTAATTTTGCAAGATTACGATAACCCTATGCTTTATGTAAGCATTGACGACAAGCATTCAATCTTCGTAAAAAATCTCACTAGAGACTCCATACCCACTGACAGTTTTAAAATTGGCACAAAGACATCCGGCGATATTGTAAAAGTCTATATTTGGAGCACTGTTAATCATAGTACACAATACAATGTTAACATTAAATTTGTAAGTATGTCTCATAGCATTATCAGTATTACAATGCCAGACGAGTGGCGCATTGAAAATACTTTAAAACCGGCTGATCTCGATTTTACAGCTAATATCGGCTCATAATACGGTAGATTCTAATGTCAGCTCAATCTCTCTATGCCATGTATGTGATCGGACAGGTCGAATCTAACCATAATTGGACGGCCATTAACCCCAGCGACCCTATTACGCTCGGCATGATGCAATGGTACGGTAACCGCGCCAAGTCACTGATCTTACGAGGTAAGGGCAGCGACGCGGCGGGGTACGCTCAATATTTTGCGAGCACAGACGCCGCGAAAGCGGCTGAAGCCGATCAGGATATGAGCTACTATTATGTGACGCAGGCCGACGCGAATGCGTGGCACGCTTGGGCCGCTACTGACCCTAATCATGCGGTACAGCAAGCACAGTGGGAGGATGATTTCACCGCCTACCAACAGGTTTGCGACTCGCACGGGTTCCCGTCGGGCAACATGCGCGAGCGCACTTTCTTCATGACCATGTATCATCAGTCCCCCGTGTCGGCGTTTCGCGTGCTCGGCTCGACTAGTGGCACCGCTAATCTTGATTTATTGCACTCTACGGCGCTTAATGATGGCGTGTTGGGACAGTATCGTAACCGGTACGACACGGCATACACCATGCTCAAGAGCTGGGACGGTCAGAGCGCACCGCCTGACTTCGGGCAGGTGGGTGACGCTCCCACGCCTGGAGGAGACACGGGTAGTGGTGGCATTATTACCCCGACCCCCGCGCAACAACGGTACATATCATTAGTGGGCGACGTGCTTGTGCTCCATGATAATGGCAAAACCTATCAGTTTTATCAGACAGCGCAACAGGTGTGGACGAATAGCGGTACGGCGGGCACGCCTATTAGCGGCGGGCAGACCGACACCGGCAATGATAGTGGGTCAGACGCGGGAGCCAAAGTGGTTGCATGGGTTGCGGCGCGTGTCGGCAAATACGCTTACTCGCAGGGTCCGGGGCGGCTTGACCCTGAGGCGTCCGGCTATACGGATTGTTCCGGCCTATGGTGGCGAGCATATCAGGATGTGACCGGCATCAATGCCGGACGGTGGACTGGCGAACAGGCCGGATTGGGGACACGCATTGCGATCAGCGGCACCGATTCACCTCAATCAGCGGTAGCCAAAAGCAAACCCGGAGACCTGTTGCTGCTCACATGGTCCGGCCATAATCCCAATTATGACCACGTGGAGGGCATGACGGGCACCGGGAAAGACCAAACATTGTCCCATGGTGGTCCGGGGAATGGCCCGAACTATTTTCAAGCCACCACCGAAATGGGTATGGCGAGCGAATGGGAACTGCGGCGCTATGTGTAGCGTGATATACTAATATCATGACCGCACCTCTAGCATCTCATGTCCTTGACGATGGGGACTATTACGACTTCCATGACGTGCTGACATATAATGCGCCATGGACGTTCATCGTCGGCGCTCGCGGTCTTGGCAAAACGTATGGCGCTAAAAAACTTTGCATCCGTGATTTCATCAAAAACGGTGCACAATTCATTTATCTCAGGCGCACCGACGTCGAACAGAAAAGCAAAGGAACGTTTTTTGCCGACGTTGGCGACGCATTCCCCGATTACGAATTTAGAGTAAATGGCTCCCAAGCCGAATGCCATTATCTTAAAGATGATGCTAAAACGTGGCATATTATGGGATACTTTATCGCACTATCCCAGGCGGGCGGGAAAAAGTCCATACCATACCCAAACGTGCGTAATATTATTTTCGATGAAGTATTCCCCGATAATCAACAATTTTTAAGCAACGAAGTCACTGCGCTCGAAGAGTTTTATAACACTGTCGATCGGTGGAAAGACAAGGTTCGCCTATTTTTCCTCTCTAACGCCGTTATTAAAGCTAACCCATATTTTGCCAAATTCCATATCTCACTGGATGAGCAACAACATGATAGGCAGGAAATAAAAGCATACGGCGGCGGGTTCATCGTCATACAATTAGCCGACTATGGCGGTTTCAGTGCCAAGGTTGAGCGCTCGCGGTTTGGCAAATTCCTCAGACAGTATGATGCCGATTATGCCGACTATGCGATAAATAATAAATTCCGGGACGAAAGCAGCACGCTCATCATGCCATTAGACTCGGACGAAGACGGATATTCCTATACGCTTGACACAGAGGATTACGGCAAGTTCGGCGTATGGTACCACCTTGACGAGGACTATCAGGGTTTCTTAATATCGCGTAGAATCAAGCGCGGCACGCAAACAGAATATACGTTAGACTATCGGCATGTGTCCGAAACCATGGTGTATATTAAACGTGGCGACCCGGTGGCGCAAAGGCTCGCTAATGACTATCGTCGTGGCAAAATACGTTTCGATGATACGCAGATTAAAGCAGATTTTAGCATGGTCATAGGCTCCATGCTAGGAAAATAGGAGGAATAATGAACAACGCAACAGACTGGTGGCTTATCGCTACCGGGGTAATGATTATTGGCGATTATGCGACAGGCTCGGCACCGGTGGTACTATGAGATTCGAGAGCGCCGAACAACAGGCAATCTTCATGAATTTGTTCGGCTCCAAACTGTAGCCGACTAGAAAGGAAAAACAATGTCACAAACCGTAATGCTCAATGGGTTCGCGCTCATGACTGCGCTCATCATCGTAGACTATCTTACAGGACTAGCGAAGGCAGTGAAAAACAAGAACGTGTCTTCGAGCGTCATGCGCGAAGGATTGTTGCGAAAATTTGTATACTATCTTGTCTCAATTACCGCACTTATTATCGATATCGAGTCCGGGAAGATTGATCTAGGGTTCAGCCTCCCGCTTTTCATTCCCACGATTATCGCAATTTCTCTCATCGAGGTTTCGAGCATCATGGAAAATGCGGGCGGAATAGACCCCGAACTGAAAACCTCAGGCATATTCAATCTATTCAATCACAACGGAAAGGACAATAATAATGAGCCTACGAACACCGCAACAGGCGCTTGATTACGCAGTCAACAATCTAACATCAGGCTATAACAACTGGTGTCTATTATTCGTGCAAACCGCCTATAACGCGCAAGCCACGCAACCATCCGCGCAGGAAGCTTGGAATAATGCGGGAGAAAAACACGCGGGGTATCCGAATATTCCCGGACTGCCAATCTATTTCTCGCAAGCCGGAAACCCATACGGGCATATCGCATTATGGACAGGCCCCGACACCATGTACACTACGGATAGCAGTGTCGGACACCCCCACTATGATTCCATTAGCAAATGGGTAAACCAATATGACTATCATTATTTAGGCTATACCACAGATTTAGAAAACCAAACAATACCCAACGTATTCACGCTGGAGAACGGAGAAATCATGGCAATCAGCGATGCAGACGCGGCGAAAATCGCGCAAAAAGTATGGGAATATTCGTACCCTCAGGCTCCAGCTACGGGCGGCAACATGTACAACCAGCTTGCACAGATGCTCAAGCTGCTGAAATCAGTGCCGCAAGACGTATGGGACTATTCTTGGAAGGACGCGAAGACCGGCGAGGGAACGCCCGATGGCGGCAACATGTATAACGAAGTCGGCAACATTGCGAGTCGCGTCAAGAAAATCGCTGGACAGTGATATAATAGTTGCTTGTGAAACATAAACGCAAGCGGCCTAAACGACGTCACCCCATATCGCACTGGATAGCCAAACTACTCAGACGATTATACTAGAACCCCGCACAGCATTACGCTACGCGGGGTTCAATTATATTCAAACATATTAAAAACACAAAACAAAACAATACGAAAAAACAAAAAAAAACGAGACATGAAACAAAACAACACAAAAAAAAGAAACAACACGCAACACAAAAAAAAAGAAACACAACACAACGTAGAAAATAATAAACACAAATAAAAAAAATAAAACACTAAACAAAAAAAACCGTAGAAATGCGTTGGGGAATAAAAAAAACACCAGGGCCACGCCCCA